AACTGCTCACGATCCTATGTTTATGAGCTGATCAAAGAAGGCGTGCTGCCAGCTGTTAAAAATGGCCATATCAAGGTAAAAGAGTCGTCCATAGAGCACTTCATTAAAAGCCACACCACGGAAATCTCCGAGGATATCCCCGCTATCAAAATAAAGAGGGCTAATGTCGTAGTCAACGAGACAGATCATCTCTTAAATGCAGAAGAAATAGTCTCGCGCGCTCAGCCTTTTGAAAACTGCTGCGGTGTTTATTTTCTGATCAACAATGGCGAGATCGTCTATGTAGGCCAATCGGTTAATATTTGGGGCAGACTTGGAACGCATTTCAACGATAACTTAAAAGAGTTTGATCGCATTGCCTATGTATTGGTGGACAAGGAAGATCTGAACCGAGTCGAGGCAGCATACATCAGAAAATTTCAGCCCAAATACAACTGCAAATAAAGGGGGAAGAATGACAACGGACAGCCAACCCAACATCAAAAAGAACCCGCTCGATACCGAAAGGCAGCGCTTCACCACAGAGGAAGCCGCAAACATCATAGGAGTAACAAGACGCCAAATATACGAGTATATGAAATATGGCATCTTAAAGGCTACCGACGTGACCATACATGGAAATGGCGGCGCTCGCTCAATCAGAATCACCCGCGAGTCTATTGAGTCGTTTCTATCAATTAGAGAGATCGACCCTGCAAAATTTTTCGCCTTAGTCGCAGAAGAGCAAGAAATAGTGTGAACATGCCGGAACATGTGACATCGACCTACCTATAAACATCCTCTATCATTTCTCCTAGACACTTTCTAAAAGGCCACAAGCCTTAGCGCTGCGTGCCGCGCACTCGGTCCTGTCAACTCGGAAGGGGAACAGGATAGTAGGGGCGGGGCTATCCAACCTAATTGATCAAGGAGAAATTGATTGAGAAAACGACATCAATTTACACCTCCCGTTGTCGAACCAGAAGTATCGGTATCCCGCGAAGTAACCATCGAAATTCAAACCACCATGGCCGAGCCTCAAGACAGGATGCTCCGCTACAGGAAGCCTCCTTGTCCTGAGTGTAACGCTTCCCCTGTTGTAACCATTCAGCGGCGCGGACCATACGCTTCTTACCGCTGCAGAGCATGCGGCTTCCACTTTGAAGAGGTGCGCTGATGGCCTTTACGACTTGGGCGGCACTACTGACCTCTCTCAAGGATGCTCTCTCGGATCACATCGCAAACGGTGACCCCTGCATCGGCGAGTACGAGGTGAACGGGTTTCATGTCCGCTATAACGGCCCAGATCAGCTTCAAAAGTGGATTGAGTTCATAGAGAAGCAGATAGCGAAGGAAACGGCTGGATCGCCTTCAAGCCTCGTCTCCTATGGCCGACATCGGAGGTTTGCATAATGGGCTGGCTAGATTCAACCATCGCCTACTTTTCTCCCCAACTTGCACTCAAGCGCCACATCGCTAGAAGCCGCCTGACCCGGCTAGAAACCTACAAGAAGAAAGAGCGCGGCTTCGATGCGGTTTCTTCCGACCGGATGCGCTACGACTTCATTACGACCGCCAAGAGCGCGGATGCTTACATCTCCGAAGGCGCTGAGAAGCTGCGGCAGCATATCCGCCAGATGGAATACAACAACGGCTTCGTTGCCGGTCCTGTCAAGCGCATCGTCAATAACGTGGTGGGCTTAGGTATCCGCTTTCAGTCTCGGGTGAAAGCGGATGAAACATACTTCTCGCCGCCTGAAAGCATGGTGAAAATTCGGGAGCGCGACGCTCAACTGTTTAACGCCCTGGCCGAGCGAGGCTTTAAGCGGTGGGCGAAGCAGGCAGATGTCAGACTGCTTGCGAATTGGAGCAAGATACAGCGCCTTGTGCAGGCCGAGCTTATCCGAAGCGGTGAGGCGTTGATCGTCGGGCGCACCAGCAAGCGCCCTGGCCGATTTGTCCCTTACTGCCTGGAGGTCTTAGAGATCGACCGCCTGGGCACGCCTTTTGACGAACTGAGAAACCCGCTCATCAAGAATGGTATCGAGTACGACTCCGAAGGCGTCCCGGTTGCCTATTGGATAATGAAGGAGCACCCCGGCGATACGCTGAAAGTGATCGGAAGGAAAACCGACTCTTATGAGCGCATACCCGCTTACAACGCAAACGGCACCCGGAAGGTGCTGCACCTCTTTGACATCCTGCGGCCTGAGCAGTCCCGAGGCTTCAGTGAATACGCTGCCGGCCTGAAAGACTTTCAAGACCTTGACCGCTACCGGGAAGCCGAGATCATGGCGGCCCTTGAAGATGCCTGCATGACCGGCTTTGTCAAGACCGAGCGTCCCGATGACTACCAGGGAGCGTACACGGTTGCGGACTCTGACGAAGACGATGCGGGCAACACTCAGCGCATCCATGAGTTCGCACCGAACAAGTGGCACTACCTGCAACCTGGAGAAGATGTGCATATCCACTCTCCCCAGCGCCCGAACGATCAGCTTGACCACCTGGTAAATCACCTCCTGCGCGGGCCTTCTAATGCTCTCGACATTCCCCCGGAAGTGCTCGCCCAGAACTGGCAGGGAATGAACTACAGCAATGCCCGGACTGTGCTTCTTCAGTTCTACCTCTCCATGCGCGTCCGCCAGGCGTACCTGATCGACACTCTCTGCAATCCCGTTTACGAGAACGTGCTCGCAGACATGGTGCTTATGGGATACATGGGCGCGTCCGGCGCAAGCCTCTACAACTCCCGGCGCGATGACGTTCTAAACGTGGCCTGGATTCCTGGCGGCTGGAGCTGGGTAGACCCGCTCAAAGAGTCTCAGGGAAAGACAAATGACGTTGAGAACAACTTCGACACCTTGACGAATGTTTGCGCCTCTCAAGGCGAGGATGTGGATGAAACCCTTGAGACCAGGGCGCGGGAGCTGAAGAAGATCAAAGAGCTTGAGGAGAAGTACGGTATTCAGTTCCCGAAGAAAACTCCCGCTCCAGTGCAGGCGCAGCCTGACGATGAAGAAACCAAGACTGACGGCGGGCGTAAGCTCGCCATCGTGGAGTAGCAGATGAGAAACGAGAAACTTTTTTACCGAGACTTTGAGATCGATTCTCGCGCCATCAACAAAGAAAAGCGCAGCGTCGAACTTTCCTTTTCTTCAGAAGAACCTGTAAGGCGCTGGGGCGCTTCAGAGATCCTGCTTCACGGAGAAGGAAACGTTGACCTCTCCCGGCTGAAGAAAATGGGATCAGCCCTGCTTAACCACAACGCCAACATAATTGTTGGGCGCATAACCGAAGCGCGCCTTGAGGACAAAAAGGGGAAGGCAATAATCGTCTTTGACGATGACGAGGATGGCAACCGCGCCATGAAGAAAGTCGAAAGCGGCTCGCTGAAAGGTGTGTCTGTCGGCTACATGATCAACAAAGCCCGCGAGGTGCGGGTAGACGAGGAATGGGAAGGATATAAAGGCCCGGCATATATCGCCACCCGCTGGACGCCTTACGAAATTTCGCTTACTCCGATCCCGGCAGATGCAACGGTCGGCGTAGGGCGCTCACTGGAGGGGATTGAAATAGAACGAACCGAAGTACCTAACACTAAACCGGAGGAATCAACCATGGAAGAAAAAGACGTTCAGCGAATTGTTGAGACTGCGCTTGAGAAAGAGCGCGCAGCGCTGCCCGGCCTGATTGCAACCGCAGTCAAGGACGCAATGGCAGAGGAGAATAAGCCGAAGATGCGGATCACGGTTGAACAGTTTGACGACCTCTCGAACCGTGCAAGCGCCATCTCCCCCGAGGCTGAGCTTGAAGTATCGAAGCTCGCCCGCTCTGGCAAGACTGAAGTTGAGATCCAAAAGTACCTGTTGGATCTCCGTACCGGCAAAGCCGACGCAGGAAACACCACCAAGGGAACCGAAGGCGAGCAGGGCAAAAAGGTAACGGATGAGGACCGGGCAAAGCTGGTGCGGTCTCTTAAATCGCCCCGCGTTGCTTTTGCGAGCTAAGGCCTTATAAGCAAAAAACCATTTTCATGGAGGAATAGAACATGGCTGTCAACAAATATCCTTGGGTAAAGAACCTCGGCGGCGACATAAAGCCGCTCGTGTTCCCTGGAAAGGTCCAGGCAGGCTCAACGCAAGCGATCAAGCGCGGCGAGCTCTGCACCTTTGACGAAACCGCCGGCTACTGGATTCCTGTCGATGCTGTAGCCGACCGGCGCTACTCTTTGGCGATCAGCAATGAGGAGCAGAAAGCCGCTGACGTTGCCCGCTATATGGAATTCATTGCCATCCGGGAAGACGATGTTTTTGAATTCGCTATTGACGCTGCGGCTGCAATCGTGATCGGTGACGGCCTGGAGCTCACCGCTTCCGATTCTCAGAAGCTCACCAAAGACCAGGACGGCGACTGCGTTGCTTTCGTGTGCGGATTCGACAATTACCCTGTCAGCGGAACCACAATCACCAACAAGTCCACGGCTCAGGTGGTTTTCAATCCCGTGTACTCTTACTGGTGCATGACCGTGCTCCGAAAGAACCTGAAGAAGGTCATCAACACCAAGGCCAATCTCACCCTGAAAGTCGAGGATTGCGGCGCGATTGTGACCAACATGGGCGCGTCCGGCGGGGTGACCATTACCGCTCCGACTCCGGCGACAGCTCCCGGCCTTCCTATCGGCTGGAACGTGACGCTTGCCTGTAGCGCTGCCGATGCTATGGCCTTCGACCCGAAGCCTGACACCGCTTCAGTGATTATCAAGGGCGCGGTTCATACAGCTGGCAATACCGTCTCAATTACCGACGAAGGCGACTTTATAAGCCTTGTCTGGGACGGAACGAACTGGCTCAGCTACGCCTCTATCTCTGGCGCTGATGACGATATTACGCTTACCTAATGGCGATAACCGAAAATCAACTTCCTTCTGGAGGGTATAAACATGAAACGACAGTTCATTAAATCCCCCATAGAGTACCAGGATACGTTCTCTTATGGGGAAATTCGCGACTTTGCAAAGGCGCACCCGACCGACTTCCTTGGCACGATGGATGCGGCTGCCCAGAAGGGCGAGCTTCGGCTGCAAGATATCGCCGACATAAAGGGACTCTACCAATCCCTCTGCGATATTCAGGTGCCTCTCCGCATTGAAATGGCCGGGGCGCAACGCTCTATCATGGCCTCTGCCTTCCCGGTGCTCACCGGCTCTCTGGTTATCGCAGCCATGAATGCACAGTATCAGTCGATTGAAACCGTGGGAGAGCGGCTGGTGGAGGACATCGAGGACAACAAGAAAGTGACCTCGATTGCGGCCGTCCACAACCTCGACAAGGATATTGAGGAAGTGAAAGAAGGTGAGGACTTCCCGGAAATCTCCGCGACTGAAGAGAAGGCTGAGATTCGGCATAAAAGAAATGGCCGCACCCTTCGCATCACCGCTGAGATGATCGAAGAGAATGAAATGGCTGACATCGTTTCGATGGTGAACGCCATTCCTCAGATCTCCTCTGACTGGATTGAAGAGCAGACCCTGAAGCGAGTCACGGACCACTACGGCTCTAAGTCATCTGCTTCCGAGCCTTATGTCTACCGGCCTGATGGCACTGGCACGACCCTTTATAGCGCCACCGCCAACACTCCCGGCACCCGCGCACCTCTGGGCACGCGAATCACCAACAATGCTCTCGTTGACGAAACCGACCTTGATGCGGCCAGAACCCGGCTTGCATCAATGAAGAACAACCGGGGCAAACGTATCGCCATCCCGCGCTCGATGCTTCAGATCGTTGTACCCGATGCGCTACTCGGAACGCTGGCTAAAATTCTTAATAGCGAATACGTGCCCGGCGTTGAGAACGAGCTTTCCAACTGGGGCCCGCGTGGCCTCTTCCATATCCCGATTGAGCGCGTAGTCTCTTCTCCGAAGCTCGATGACCTCTCAACCTCAGCATGGTATTACGGCGCATTCCCGCAGCAGTTCAAGCGGAAGTGGAAGCTGCGCTTTGAGTACGTGACCCTCGGCATGGATACTCAGGCGTACCTGAATTCCCGGATCGCTTTCCAGGCGCGTATCGCGTGGGACTGCGAAATCGGTGCCACGGATTACGTCTACTGCTTGCAGTGCTTGGCAACGACAACCGCCCCTGCTGATGAGTAACAACTGAAACACCAATAGCGCCGTGCATTCCCGGCGGCGCTTTTATCTTCCAACAGGAGGACCAACATGAAAAAGAAACTACTGGCGGCATTCGTGCTGCTGATCTTTGCAGTAGGGGTAGCATGGGCCGGCACTCCTACCCTGCAGAAATTCGGCATTCGCTTCAAAGATGAAGGCGCGGCCCATAGTACGCCCAATTCCGGATACGGCGAGCTCTACGTCAACTCGGATGCTCTCTACTTTATCAACGACTCTGGAACCGCAACCAATCTGCTTTCCGGCAATGGCGACAACACCCTTGACGATGCTTACGACCAGGGCGGAGCGGGAGCGGGCAAGGCGATAACTGTTGACTCTGGCGCTATCGCCCTGAGCAACACCGACGCGGACGCTGCCTGGCTGCTTACCCTTAACGGCTCTCCGGGCTCAAGCGCTGCTCTCGGCGGCATGCAGATCACCATGGGAGCCAACAGCACGCAGGACGCCCTTGAGTTCGTAAACGGCGGAACCGGGTACGACATCTATGGGACCAGCGGAACCTGGACGGTAAGCGCGGCGGGTCTTGGCACCTTTACCGACCTAACAGTCGCCGAGACGCTTACAGCCACTGGAGGCGTAACCCTGGAAAACGAGGCTGTTCTCGCCAACTCAACCAACAGCGAAATCAAATTCACGGAAGCGGGCGAGGACTTGATTTTTGACATGGACGCCTCGACAAACGTGATCGGCCTCAAATCCTCAACCGGTGTAACCGGGATCGCGCTCGGAACCGTTGATGACCTTACAGGAGTGGGCGGAATCACTTTCGACGCCGCGGCCTCAACCGTGACCCTTGCGGCAGACGGCGCAGCGCAGGATCTAACGCTCTCCGTTACCGGCGCGCAAAACTCAAGCCTGGTGCTGGCCTCTGAAGGCACGGGGGCCGATGCTCTGACAATCAGCACGAGCGCGGGCGGAATGGATTTGACCGTTGCCGGTTCTGCAGCGGGCGAAGACCTTGACCTTACAAGCGCAAGCTCGATCAATCTCACCGCAACCGAAGCGGCGGCGGACGCGATCAGCCTGACGGCCTCCACAGGCGCAGGCGGAATTACGATTGATGCCGGAACCTCGGGAATCACGTTTAGCGATGACAGTATTTCGAACGTGGGCGACATTGCTTGCGATGACATCACATCTGATGCAAATGCCGACATCGTTCTTTCCGCCGTCAAGACCATTGTGAAAACGATCGACGTTGATGACGATGCAAGCACCGATGATTACCAGTTCGACGACGATGCGGCCGATACCACTGAGCAGGTGATCACCCTGACAGAAATCGTGCCCGCTTGGGCGGAAGTGACGAGCATTCAGCTTCGCTGCCTTGAGACCGTGACCGGATCTCAAACCATGAGTATCGACGTTGGTACTACATCAGGAGGCGGCGAGCTTTTAACCGCCGCTGAAGTTGATTCCGCAAACGACCTATTGGCAACCGCTGCCGGGGATGCTCCCGAGTTAGCGAGCGCGGCTGCTGCCCGGTCGGTTTATGTGAACGCTACTCCGGGCGGAAACTGGAACACTCTTGACGCTGGCCGCTGGTCTATCGCCATCACCTATATTGATTATGGTGCGGCTGTATCACAGGCGGCTCCGTAATGGGACTGCAATCACTCGTACAGAACGATATAGCTAAAATTCTTGCCCGTGACGGCGAAGCGGTTACCTACAAGACCACGGCTATTAAGGCGCTGTACGAGGTTCAGAACTTGTTTGACGACATGGGTGGATACATCGGCGCGAGAATGGCTCTCACCGTAGATAACGCCGATGTATCAGCCCCGGCAGAAGGCGACACGGTAACAGTGGGAAGCGATACCTGGACCGTGCGGAAAGTCTTAAAGGGAACAAAGTATCATCAGCTCACCTGCTCCAAGGATGAGCACAAAAGGTACTGATGAAAATCACCTGCGAACTCGACACAAAGACCCTGAACATGCTTAGGCGCGGATACGCGAAGGCAGACAAAGCCCTTGCGAATGCCGCCCGGCGTGCTGCCAATCGGACAGCAACAGGAACCAGGACGGAGATATCAAAGCGGGTGCGCGAGCGAGTGCCTATTGCGGCATCTGTTGTGAAGAAGGCCACCACCATTAAACAGGCAACCAATTCAAACCCGACAGCACTGGTGGATACCGAAGGCAAGCGCCTTCCCTTGATCGCTTTCAAGGCTCGACAGACATCGAAGGGCGTCACCTATGATAAAGGCGATGGCAAAGAAAGGCACAACCGCGCATTCATTGAGACCATGCCCTTGAATTTTTCCGGTTCAAGGATATTGGCCCTTGATGCCGAAGGCGGAAACATAGGGCACAAGGGCGTCTTTGTCCGCATCTGGACTTTTGAGAACTCCCGCAAATTCGGCAGCAAGAAAAGTGACAGGGCGTGGGGAAGGATACCGAAGGAATACACTCGCAAAGGAGGCGAGACTGTCATGTTCCGCCATCCTATCAAAGAGCTTGGCGGCCCCGCCGTGGCCGAGATTCTTGGCGGCAACACCTTAAAGAAGGTCATGGAATACACGCAGGACCGCTTAGACAGAGAACTCAACCACGAGATCGAATACGAACTAAGCAAAATGGGAAAGAGCGCATGACCATTGATGACCTTGTGCAGAAGATAGTCACCGATCTAGTAGCATCGTCCGCCATCAAGACATACTGCACCACCAACCTTGGCGGCGCTCATGCGGTACATCAGGGAAAGCGTGGCGCACAGTCTCCTGCTACATACCCGGCGATTAATGTCATGCCATTAAGCAAGACACGAGGCGATCTGCAGCAGTCATGGACCTATGCGATAGCTGTTGAAGTAGCGCTTGAAGATAGCACCGTTACCACGACCACGGTTAGCGGGGTGACGAAATCTTTACAGGATGGACCGACACGAGTTGAAGCGCTGCTTGATCTTATCTGGACAGCAATTTCAGCGATCACATTCACCGGACCAACGGTTGACTGGACTGATCAGGAATACACGATAGGAGACGAAGAGGAAGGCGACTACTTTCCGATATTCACCGGCCGGCTTGTGCTTACAGCCTCCTTTACCCGGCTGATAGGTGCCAGCGATCCGGTTATAGTAACGTAACACGATACACGTCAAACAATAGGGCAATGCTCCGGGACTGATCATCCTGAGGAGACAATAAGGAAAGGGCAGTGTAGGTGCCTACACCACTTACGCTGCCCTTTTTCTTTGCCCTACACACATCAAGGAGGAATACACCATGGCACAGGCTAAAGGTTCAAAGGCTCGAATTCTCGGAGGCGTGAAGGAGGTAACGTACAACACGACCCCCAACATTGCAGGCGGCTCAACGATCAATCTGCCCTTTATGTCCTCGTCCATCCGGGGCAGCTCGAACCTTATTAAGTCAAAAGTGTTGAAAGGCCGGCGCGACGACGTTGCCCCGTCTCAAGGGAATATCAGCGTTGCCGGAACCGTCGTCATCCCGGTTGATCAGGCGAATATCGGCTATTGGCTGCAGATGCTTCTAGGTGATCCGGTCTCAACCGGCAACTCTGCGCCTTATACTCATGTATTCGATATTCCTGACTCGCTTAATTCCTGGGTGCTTGAGCATGGCTACACGGATAACGGCGACTACCAGCTCTTTAACGGTTGCAAGGCAAAGTCGATGTCCTTTGAGTTCGGTGGAGACGGCGAGCTTTCGGCTTCTGTTGAAATTGTGGGCGGGAAGGAAACAACCGGCACCTCCTCGATGGATAGCGGTACGCCGACTTCAGTAACGCTTACCCCGTATTCCTTCAAGCATGTCGCGGCAAAGGAAGGCGGCTCGCCTATCGCAACGCTCTTGAGTGCAAGCCTGACGATTTCTAACGAACTGGACGAGAGCCAGTATCTTATCGGCGCTTCCGGCTATCGCGGCTCGCTGCCTGAAGGAAAGTGCGTTGTCTCTGGCAATATCAAGGCCATCTTTGAGGATTGGACCCTGTACGGCAAGGCATCGGCCGGAACCGAGTCGAGCCTTCAGTTCACGCTGACGAACGGCGCATACTCGCTTGACATCCTTATGCAGGAAGTCATTTTCGGCCAGAACTCTCCGGCAATCGACACTCCTGGCGGCATTTACATCGACCTGCCGTTCCAGGCGTACTTCGACAACGCGGCCCAGGACAAGACGGGAGTGCAGGTGACCCTAGTCAACACCCTGGCGGCATACATCTCATAAAGAAGGGGCACATGTATGCTGCTTGCGATATACGACCAAACCCCGGGGGATGCAATTAAGGCGCTGGAAGCGGGAGCGCGGGCGCTCGGCATGGATGTTATTTATCGGCGGCAACAGGCGTCGAATATTGTGGATCGGCCTCATGTTGGTGCTGTTTGCGGCCTGAAGCAGGTCAACTCTTCTCTCCTCGCCTCCTGTAAAGCGGTAGGTGTCCCTGTTCTTGTCGTGGAATGGGGGCACCTCCTCCGCTCAAAGGGGTATCACCAAGTAAATATCAATCAGCTCTGTTGGCTTCCTCCGGTCGAATGTCCGCCCGACAGGTTCGATGCGCTCGGCCTTCAGCGGGCAAAAAAGATGAAGCGCAACCGTGGCGAGTATGTCCTTGTCTGCGGCCAGACTCCCGGCGACGCTCAACATGGAATGGGCTGGAATGAGATGATCCGCTGGCAGCAGTCAACCATTCTGACCATTAAGAGCCACACGAAGCGCCCGGTAGTTTTCAGGCCGCATCCGAACATCTTTAATTCCCTCGTTTCCGGCGGCTACGTCAACCCTCCCGAAGCCGACCGCATAAGCAACCCGAACGAAACACCGCTTATTGATGACATCCGGGGCGCTTTCGCCATGGTGACGTTGAATAGCACATCCGGACAAGAGGCGCTACTTGAAGGCGTCCCGGTATTCTGTGACCCGATGGCTATTTATTCAGGTGCCGCCAATACCGACCTGGCCGACATCGAACACCCGAAGTGGCGCGACACAGAGGACTACTTTAACCGGCTGGCTTACACCCAATGGACATTCGAGGAGCTAAGGACAGGGGAGCCGATTCAATTCTTAAACCGGTTCATCGAGGTCAGGCATGTGGGGTGATCAGGCTCTTCGAAAGCTAGTGAACGAATACGACTTTGAGACCGTGCTTGATATCGGCTGCGGAGCTGGCGAGCAGGCGCGGGTATTCCTCGAACAAGGGAAAAGCGTCACCGGGATCGACTTTGATCTTCCTGAAATAGTGCACTCGCACTGGAAGGGGATCAAGGGCGACTTCTATAACGAGGCGTACCCCTGGAAGCAGACCTTCGATCTTATCTGGAGCGCCCACGTTCTTGAGCATCAGATGTCACCCGGAGCATTCCTTGCGGCCCTGCACGCCCTTTGCCACGAGAACACGATTATCTGTATCACCGTTCCGCCATTAAAGCACCAGATAGTAACCGGCCACTTGACGCTTTGGAACGGCGGGCTTCTTATGTATACCTCGTGCTCGCGGGCTTTGA